GATGGCTTCGTTGCTGAAGCATCTGCTCCTTCTAATACTGTAGCGGAGGTGTTCACTGATGGCGATTTCTAGTCGGTCTACATTAGAAGATAGAGTGCAAGCGAACCTACAGAAACGAGGCATTAACTATACGTATGAGCCTTGTAAACTCCCTTATCAAGTCGAGCGTAACTACATCCCTGATCTGTTGATCGGGGACATTTACGTAGAAGTGAAAGGTTATTTTCGTCAGGATGCACAACGCAAGATGAAAAGCGTTAGAGACCAACACCCTGACTTAGATATTAGGTTCTTATTTCAACGTGCTGCTAGTACGGTACAAGGCGCTAAGCTCCGCAAAGACGGGACGAAGATGACTTGTGGCGAGTGGGCAGATAAACAAGGCTTCATCTGGGCAGAAGGTAATGTCCCTGATGAATGGCTTATCATAGACGACGAGGTATTTTAATGGAACAGAGCGACAGCGAATTCATCCAGCACATCCCATGCGATAAGTGTGGCTCATCTGATGCAGCCGGTATCTACACAGATGGTCATACCTTTTGCTTTTCATGTAACGCTTACCAACACGCCAACGAGGAGGTCGAAGTGACAACTACTACCAATAAGAACGCAGACCTCATTCGAGGAGAAGCGCAGGCACTCGCCAGACGTAAGCTAACTTCTGAGACTACGAAGTTATGGGATTACACTGTTAGTGAGTTCAAAGGACAGGTAGCTCAAGTAGCTAACCATAAGGACGAACAAGGACGAACTGTCGCTCAAAAGGTACGCTTACCTAATAAGGAATTCTTCGCGTTAGGGAAAATGAAAGAAGCCACTCTCTACGGCCAATGGTTATGGAGAGATGGGGGTAAGATGATTACTGTGACAGAGGGAGAGTTAGACGCTCTCTCTTTATCGCAGGCTATGGGTAACAAGTGGCCTGTAGTTTCTGTTAAGACAGGAGCTGCTGGTGCTAAGAAGGAGATCGCTAAGGCTATTGAGTACTTAGAGAACTTCGACTCTGTTATCTTTATGTTTGATAATGATGAAGTAGGACAAGCAGCAGCTATTGAATGTGCAGGTCTTCTATCACCTAACAAAGCTAAGATCGCAAGGTTACCTCTTAAGGATGCCAGCGACATGCTTCAGGCAGGTAGATCAAAAGAGCTTGTAGATGCAATGTGGGCAGCTAAGAGTTACAGACCAGACGGTATCATCAATGGTGCTGACTTATGGGAAACAGTTTCGACTGTTGAAGATGTAGAATCTATCCCCTACCCTTATGGAGGTCTTAACGATATGACTGATGGCTGTCGCCTTGGTGAGATCGTTACGGTCACGGCTGGTTCAGGCCTTGGTAAGTCACAGCTCACTCGTGAGTTTGCTTATCACTTACTGAACAACGGAGCTACAGTTGGTTATGTAGCGTTAGAGGAAAGCAGTAAACGTACGGCACAGGGCTTGATGTCCTTGCACTTAAACAAACCTATACATCTTCAAGAGACTCCTAAAGATGAGTTACGTGAAGCGTTCGACGCTACTCTTGGAACTGGTAGAGTGTTTATGTACGACCACTGGGGTTCTACTGAGAGCGATAACTTGTTAGGTAAGATACGTTACTTAGCAAGAGGTTGCGGTTGTGACTACATTATCTTAGACCATATCTCGATTGTAGTATCGGGTATTGATCAAGGTGATGAGCGGCGTATCATTGATAACATGATGACAAAGCTACGTTCACTGACAGAAGAACTAAACATTGGTATGATTCTCGTGTCACACCTTAAACGCCCTAGCGGTGAGAAAGGCCACGAAGAAGGTGCTACTACTTCCCTAGCGCAACTTAGGGGTTCTGCGGCTATCGCTCAGTTGAGTGACATGGTTATCGGTTTAGAACGTAACCAACAAGCTAAAGAAAATTCTAATGTAACAACGGTACGAATACTCAAGAACAGATGGTCAGGTATTACAGGTATATGCGGTAAGTTAGCATACAATGTTGATACAGGCCGGATGGTTGAGACATTCGATGATGAATCTATAGACTTTGATAACGAGGAATTTTAAGATGAAAAAGCCAGACGTACCAACGGAAGTAATCTACGCTTACTGTGATTTCATAGAAGATATGATCAACACAGGCCAGTTCTTAGATATACCAACAGCGCGGCAGTTCTGCGAGATATACTTAGAAGAGATTAAAGAGCATAACGCTATTAAAAACGATCAACCACAAAAACCTAACCCATTTAGTTTAATTACGTAAGTCCCCTATCCTATCAACCACTAGATATACGAGGAACATATGAAATAACCACATAGGAGGTATAGACGATGCAGTCAAAATACCAATCAATACTAGAACAAACGTTAAATGTAGGCAGCGGATTTATTATCTCTGTCTTAGTATGGGAGTACGCTATCAAGAACCTAATCCATGCAGGAGTCCTCAGTGTAGACTCTTCGATATGGATTACAGTGATCTTCACGGTCGTTAGCTTTGTCCGTGGCTATTTATGGCGAAGGTACTTCAACCAATTAAGTTAACACTCCAGCGAGAGGAAGATATGATCATATTCGATGTAGAAACAGATGGTTTATTACAAGATGTGACAACGATTCATTGTATGGTTGCTAAAGACACTGACACACAGTTAGTAATGAAAGCAGTCGGACATGATGAAGTTGCTGCGTTATTCAAGGAGATCAGCAAGAAGACGCTGGCAGGACACAACATCATGGGTTACGACTTACCAGTAGTAGAAAAGGTACTGGGTCTAAAACATGAAGGTGAGGTGTTCGACACCTTGGTCGCTTCGCGATTAATCTGGCCAAACCTACGGGATCTTGATTCAAGAAAACGTACGGTAAGGTCTACCATGTATGGAAGTCACTCTTTAGACGCTTGGGGTCAACGCCTTAAGTTCTTTAAAGGTGACTACGGACAGCAAGAGAACGCTTGGGATGAGTATACTCCTGAGATGTTAGAGTACTGTGAGCAGGATGTGGAGCTTAACCACCGTGTACTAGAACGTATACAGGCTAAGAACTTCCCCCAAGCTGCCTTAGACATGGAACATACCATGCACAGATTACTACTCCAGCAGGAACGCATAGGCTTCCCGTTCTCAGTAGAGAAGGCACAGGAACTTTATAGTGTCCTCTCAGCTCGTAAGCAGGAGATTGCAGACGAGTTAGCAGAGATTATGGAACCAACGATTGTTGAAATGAAAACGAGAACGAAAGTAATACCCTTTAACCCTTCAAGTCGTGTACAGATAGCCGATAGGTTACTTAAGCGTGGTTGGGAACCTTTGGACTATACACCTACAGGAACACCTAAGGTGGATGAGACATCCTTAGCTGCGTGTGACTTACCCGAAGCGCGTTTACTATGTGAGTATCTAATGCTCAATAAGAGGCTTGGACAGCTCGGTAATGGTAAACAGGCTTGGTTAAAGCTAGAGCAGGATGGTCGTATCCACGGTCGTGTGAACCACATGGGGGCAGTAACCTCACGTTGTACACATAGCACACCTAACGTAGCTCAAGTACCTTCACTCAGTGCCGTTTACGGTCAGGAATGCCGTGAGTTATTCATGGCTCCAGAAGGTTACAAACTAATCGGAGCTGATGCTTCCGGTTTAGAGCTTAGGTGTTTGGCACACTATATGTCTCGGTACGATGACGGGGCATATGGACGTGAGATCTTAGAAGGCGATATACACACAGCAAACCAAATGGCAGCAGGTCTACCTACTCGTAGCATGGCAAAGACGTTTATCTACGGCTTCCTCTACGGTGGCGGTGACGCTAAGATTGGTTCAATCATCGGTAAGGATGGTAAGGCAGGTGCGAAGATTCGTAAGGAGTTCCTTAAGAAGACTCCAGCACTTAAATACTTATCTGATGCCGTGAAGCTGAAGGCAGAGAAAGGAAGTATCTTGGGTCTTGATGGTCGGATCATACCGATTAGACATTCTCACGCTGCTCTTAACACTCTCCTACAGTCTGCTGGTGCACTAATCTGTAAGGATTGGTACATACGCATCGAAGATAAGATACGTGCCGCTGGGTACACTGAGGACGAAGTAGCTATCGTAGCCTTCGTACATGATGAAGTTCAAATCATAGTCAAAGACGGACTAGAGGATATTATAAGTGAATTCACAAAGCAGGCAATTAAAGAAACAGAAAAGCATTACAACTTCCGATGCCCCCTTGACTCTGACTTCAACATTGGGACGAGCTGGGCAGAAACTCATTGATCCTAACCTTAAGGGTGACATTGCAGAGCATTACGCAATCACATGGCTTTGGGATCAAGGTTATCATGTATTTAAAAACGCAGGGTGTACGGGGTCAGTTGATCTCGTAGCCCTCAAGGACGACAAGGTTTACCTATTCGATGTTAAGATGGGTAGACCTTCTTCACGCACAGCTAAGCAGAAAGAGTTAGGAGTTCAGTTCCTACTCTTCAACGCTAAGACTCGTGCCTTACGTCTAATGAATCATAGGACATAATTATGAGTACACTATTAGTTGACGGTGATATTATCGCCTACAAAGCAGCAACCATAGCTGAACGCCCTGTTAATTGGGGTGATGGCTTATGGACATTGCACGCATATGAGCAGGACGTAGCTAACTCATGTGATCAACAGATCTTAAAACTTCTTGAGGAGTCTGGGTGTGACAAGATCATTACCTGCGTCTCCGGTAAGAAGAACTACCGCACTGAGGTCGCCCCTTACTATAAGATGAACAGAGCTGAGACTAGAAAGCCTATGCTCTTAGGCTACGCAAGGGGCTACCTCATGGACAAGTGGGAAGGTCAAATGACAGACGGCATCGAAGCTGACGATCTCTTAGGAATCTTAGGAAGCTCAGATCAAGATGAGTACATCATCTGGTCGGCTGATAAGGACTTAAAGACGATCCCAGCACGTCATTTAATTGACGGAGAAGTCGTTACCATAGGTGAA